TATGATGCAGTAGATAAATCTTCTATTGACACTATTGATTTTGGTGGTAATACAATATACCGTTATACTGTACCTAGGGGTTCTACCACAATACAGGACCAAATAACAGGTAACACAGATGCGGGGACGATTTTTTTCACCCCTCAGGTAAATATGGTTTTAAACCGTTTATCACATCAAGATCAGCAAGAAATAAAATTACTTGGACAAACACAAGTAAGAATATTTGCACAACTTAATGCGCAATTGGCTAATGGTCATGATGTAATAGTTGCATTAGGAATGTCTAATGGAATGTCTTTAAATGCTGGTACTGCTGATAGTGGTGCAGCATTTGGTGATAGAAATGGATATACTTTAACATTTGATGGATTAGAAGCAGAACCATTTGCAATGTTAGAAGATTATACTACAACACCATTTGACAATGCAGGATTTACAAATAAGGCGGGTACATTCCCAACTACATCATAATTCTACTAATTAGTGTTTTCATATTTTCTTGATTGAGGTGGCTTCGTGCCACCTTTTTCTTTTATAAAACAAATAAAAACAGAGATAAGCAAATAAAAACAACCTTTTTCTATTATATAGTATGATTCAGGCAGTAACACAATCTTCATTTAATGCTTATCTAAGTACAGAAGATAACCGTATTGATACATCAGTAGGTTCTGATAAAATAAGGCACTTAATGAAGTTTATTAATGACATGGATAAATCAGTTCAATATGCTTATTCTAACATACATTTAATATATGATAGGTATACTAAAATGTCTTTCAGTTATAATGCAACACCAGATGTTTATACTGGTGCTTTAAATTTACTACCAGCAGGATATTGGAAATATGAAGCCTATGAAGTAAGTTGGACTGGTGCAGTAGCAATAAGTGCAGGAAATGCACCTGTAACAGAAACAGATGTATTACCAGTAGGGCCTACACATGGTGTTGTGCAGGGATTAGTAGCAATAGGGAAAATGTATGTAGCAGAAAAAGCAGGAACAGAAGAAGTACAATACATACAAAATACACCAACACCAACAACAAATTACGTATATTACGGACAATAAAAAAATAAAAAATGGCAACAATAGAAAACGTACAACAATTATTATCAGAACAGCTAGGTAAAGGCACAATAGAAATATTTGATAGTGAAGATGGGGCGCAAACAGGTAAAGATTTTTATGCTGTTTATTTTCCTACTACTGCTGTTATATCAGCAATTACAGTATCAGATGCAACAGGTGAAAGCGCATTAATTAGCACCATGCCTGCTGGAACAACTTTAATAATGAATATTACAGCAATAACACTTACATCTGGTATAGGTGTAGGTTATGTAGAATAAGATGCTTGGATTAAAACTAGGACATAGCATAACAGGACTTGGGAAAACAGGTCAAAATATTTACTCTTTATCTTTTAATGGTACTGATGAATCTGTTACCGTTAATGGAATTAACAGTGATATAAGTGTTTCTACTGGTACAATATCAGCATGGATAAAATTTAACGCAATGAGTGGAAACGGTATTATATTAAAAGCACAAAATGATAGTAATAATAATATCAATTTACACTATAATAATACTAATAGTGAAGTTAGGTTAATATATAAAGCTGGTGGCACATCTGTTACTGCTGCAATAACTGATGCAGTAGAAAATGATGGTAAATGGCATCATATCATGGGTACTTGGAATGTATCAGCAAATCAAGTAAAAATATATTTAGATGGAGTGTTAAAACAAACATCTACTGGGGTTGGTACTTGGTCAGGTTCAATAGGTGCAACTAGTATAGGTAATAATACAGCAGGTGGTGCGTTTATTAATGCTTATATTTGTGAAGTGTCAGTATTTACATCTGTTGTACCCATTGCTAATATATTTAAAGCAAATCACGAACCAATAAATGTAACAGGAATGTCAGGATTAATAGGATATTGGCGTTTTGATGATGGTACTGGAGAAACAGCAATAGATAGTTCAGGAAAAGGTGAAACAGGTACATTAGTAAACACACCAACATGGATAACAGACGTACCATATAAAGCAGGATAAAAATGAAATATGTAATAATATTAGCAGAAGATGTATCAAATATAGATTTTAACCAGGTGTTAGAAACATCTGAAGATACATTAAGGTATTCTTTAAATAGGCATGAAGCACTTGTTAAATTTGAAGGTTTAACACCTACTTTTTTAATTGGCAAAGCACAATATGATTATGAAGGTATTATGGATATTTTAAGTGGTTCTAATTGGACATCTGCAGAAATAATTTAATTATGAAAGATACAATACTAAGCATAGATTTATCAACACAAACAGCACCAATAGTGCAAGAAGTACGTGGGCGCGACTATATAGAATATGGAACTGATGATTGGCGTAATTTATATCCACAGTTTTTAATAGACTTATATTATAATTCTAGTACACATTCTAGTATTATAAATGCAACAGCTGAAATGGTAGCAGGTGAAGATTTAATAATAGATGAAGATGCAGATAATTTAGATACTTATGTTAAGCTAAAGCAGTTTATGGCACATGTTAATGGTAAAGAATCTATGCATGAATTAGTTAAAAAAATATCTTTTGATTTTAAATTACAAGGTGCTTATGCAATACATGTTATTTGGAATAATGCAAGAACTGAAATATCTGAGCTGTACCACGTGCCGTGTGAACGTGTTAGAGCTGGTAAACCAAATGCAATGGGTGTTGTAGATACTTATTATATTAGTGCTGACTGGTCAAATACAAGAGTTAATAAACCATACCCAATAAAAGCATTTAATGTAAATGATAGAACAAACCCAAGTCAATTATTGTATACAGGTTTGTATTCACCAAATATGGACATATACCATACACCAGATTATTTAGCAGGTTGTAATTGGGCTTTAATTGACCAGAAGGTTGCAGAATTTCATTTAAATAATATAAGTAATTCATTTTCTGGTTCGTATCTTTTTAGTTTTAATAATGGTATACCAACAGAAGAAGAACGCAGGCAAGTAGAACAAAGTTTAAAACAAAAATTTACAGGTTCTAGCAATGCAGGAAAATTTGTATTAGCTTTTTCAGAAGATAGAAACCGCGCACCAGAAGTAACACCATTAAATACAGCAGATTTAGACAAGCAATATTTGGCATTACAAGAATTATTATTGACTAACATTTGTGCTGCTCATAGAGTAACATCTAAGACATTAATGGGAATTGATTCAGCTAATGGGTTTTCATCAAATGCTGATGAACTTTTAAATGCTTCAAATTTCTATCAGAACACCGTTGTAAGACCTTTTCAGCATAATATACTAAAAACACTTAAAACACTCTTAGAAGTTAACAAAATGGCTTTACCGTTAGAGTTTGTACAATTAAAACCAATAACTATACAATTTGATTCAGAAACTATACGTGAAGTTACCACAAGAGATGAAATACGTGAATCAATTGGTTTAGCACCATTAGATAGTGATGAAAAAGTAGTTGAAGAATTTAGTAAAGTAGGAAGCATGGTTACTGATGGCAAAGATGGAAAAATTAATTTGCCATTATTTGACACTATTGAAGAAGCTGAAGAAGAAGCAAAAAAATTAGGATGTACAGGACATCACGTACACACTTTGGATGGAAAAGATGTTTATATGCCTTGTGAAAATCATGAACAAATAACTAATCTAGGTAAATGCGAATGTCAAAAAGGACCTTTAGAAACATTTTCAGATAAAACAGAATTAGATAAATTTTTAGAAACAGTTGAAGATATACCAGAGGACTGGGAACTAATTGAAGAAGAAGTAGTTGATGGTGAGCATCAAGATTTTAATTTTGAAGAAACATTAAATAAAGCTACACATAATAAAGTAGAATTAGCTAGCACAGGTAAAGCAATACCAGATGCTAAAAGTGAACAAGATGGTATATCTAAAAAAACTTATGATTATTTTAGGGTTCGTTATGTTTATACTGAAGATAATTTTTTAGTAAATAAAACAGGACAAAAAAGACCATTTTGCAAAAAAATGTTAGCGGCAAAAAAACTGTATCGTAAAGAGGATATTTTAAGAATGTCAGATAAAATTGTAAATGATTATTACTACTCTGATAGACAAGGTAGAAATATTGGTTGGGGTCCTAATGGTGATTTAAAATATTCTATTTGGTTGTATAAAGGTGGTGGTAATTGCCAGCATTTTTGGTTAAGACAAATTTATAAGACTAAACTAGGTATATCAGTAAGTACAAAAATAAAAGATGCAGATTTAATAGGATATACTAAAGCAAGAAGTGAAGGATTTACAGCTAAAAAGAATGATAATTTAGTAGCTAAACCACCAAAAAGAATGAAGAACAAAGGATTTTTAGAACCAAGATAACTATGTCATACGTATTATTTATATCAGAAGAAAAATTAAAAGATTCAACAGCAATAAATCTTAATGTAGATGTTGATTTATTATTACCTTATGTTTTACAAAGCCAACGTATCTATGTAAAAACTAAGTTAGGTAGTGATTTATATGCTAAATTAGAAGCAGATATAATTGCAGGAACACTTGCAGGTGCTTATAAGACTTTAGTAGATGATTATATTGCTGAAATGTTACCATCATGGGCGTTTTATCATGCAATACCGTTTTTAAGATTTAAAGCAGAAAATGGTAATATATATAGTAAAACATCTGAAACAGGCACACCTATTACAACAGAAGAAGCACAGCATTTACGTGAAGAAGTTAGAAACTATGCAGAATACATGACTGAAAGAATGATAGATTATATTTGTAATAATACTGGTAGTTTCCCAGAATATTCTACAAATAGTGGTGCTGATGTATCACCAGATAAAAACGCGTATTATTCAGGTTTAAATCTTGAAAGACCAACACAAGGACCTGAACTAACATTAAGAGATTTTTTAACATCTGATTTAACGTAATGAAGAAAAGATATAAAGTAAAAAATATTAATAAAACTAAACTAAAGTCTTACTTAAAGACAAAAAACAAACAAAACAATGAAGCAACTTCAAGACACTCTGCAGGTAGGAGTAGCAAATAGTATCGGAATAACTTTTAGCATAACTAAATGTAATGAGTATCTTACCTTTATATCTTTGTCTTTAGCTATTATTTTTACCATTTATAAATTTATAAAATATGAAAAAAAGAAAACTAAATAGTAAAAACCCAAAATACAAAAAAGAAAAAACACAAGAAGATAATGCTGTTAAAACACTTGTGGCTGAAGTTAAAGGTGCTAAAGTGTATACTGTTTCGTATAAATATGAAACAAAACTTATTACCAAATAAAAACAATTTGGACTTAAAGTATTTTAAACTTTCTGAATTTGACAGTCCAGATGAAGCTGGCTCTGGTTCTAAAATGGATAAAGACTTTCTTGAAAAACTAGACTATGCACGTGGTAATGCTGGTGTACCTTTTAAAATTAATAGCGGTTATAGAACTAAAGAATGGAACACTAAAATTACTGGGCGTATCGGTTCAGATTCTAGTCATTTAAAAGGACTTGCAGTTGACATACATTGCAATAATAGCAGAGATAGAGCCTTGATTATCAATGCTTTAATGGAAGTAGGTGTTAATAGATTTGGTATTGCACGTACTTTTATACATGCAGATGTTGATAAAAATAAAGACCAAGATGTAATATGGTTATACAATTAAAATAAATTTAATAACTAAAAATAAATAAAATGGATAAATTACTTAAAAACTTTTTGATAGGTAAAATTTTAAAATCAAAAAAAGCATGGTACACTATAACAGCTATACTAGTGCAATTTTTACATGAATCATTTGGACTTGACCCAGAACAGACTTCTGCAATTATGCATTCTTTAATTGCTCTAGTAATAGGTCAAGGTATTGCAGATAGTGCAAAGAAGTAACAGATATAGATTAAAACCTCATGAAATTACTATTATAAAAGACTTACGAAAAAAAAACACCAGGCGTTTAATTGTTGGTGATATTCATTTACCATATACGCATAAAAACTATTTAAAATTCGCTAAGTCTATTTATGATAAGTATTCATGTAATGCTGTGTCAATGACTGGTGATATAATTGACTCACATTTTGCTTCATTCCATCATACGTCAACAGAAACTGATGGTAAGTATGAATTGACAATGGCAATAGAACAAATTAAAGACTGGTATGAAGTATTTAATAATGATACTGTACCAAAAGGAATTACAGTAACACTTGGTAATCATGATTTAATTGTTGCTAGGAAATGTGAAGATGCTGGTATTGATAAAAGATGGGTACGAAAATTAAATGAAGTTTTAGGCTGTCCTGATTGGATATTTGAAGAGCAGTTTGTACATGATGATGTATTATATACACATGGTACAGGTTGTAGTGGTAAAGGCATAATTAAAAGAAGTCAAAATTGGGGTTATTCTATGGTGCAGGGTCATATACATACAGAATCATTTGTAAATTTTACAGCGTCTTTAACTGATTTACGTTGGCAATTACAGTGTCCTTGCGGTATAGATTATAAATCTTTTGCATATGGATATGCTAAATTTCATACTGCTAAACCCATTTTAGGCGTTGCAGTTGTTTTAGATTCTGGAAAACTACCTATAATAGAACCAATGAATTTAACATGAAAATAAAAGATTCTACTAAATTATCTTTATTTTATATACTATTAATTATAATAGTTTTATTTATTAGCTTATAACATTTCTTATCTAGTAAACAGTTTATAAACAATACAATTGTTAATAACTTTGTAAATAAAGTTGTGAATAATTGTGTTAATAATGTATCTTTGCTGTATAATTTTAAAATAAAAAACAATGGAAAATCAATTTAAAGTAATAAACAGAAAAACAAAAAAAGAACAAATATTTAATGGTGATGAATTAAGTAATTTTTTTAGAATTGTGTATGATGAAGAAACACATAAAATACATTATTTTAATAAAATGTCAGACTATGCAATAAGCACTTATTATTTAAAAAAACAATATAATAAGATAAATAATAAAGATAGTATATTAAAAATAATTAAAGATAATGATATTGTAATATCAGTAATTGCAGTATCTTTTGTAATATTTGCAACTAAAATTATAATGCAATGGATAAACATATAAGTAACGACCCTTTTAATCCAATTAATTGGAATGGTGAACATGAATATTGTGAATGTTGTGAAGCAATATTAACTTCAAGTGACTGGGATACTATGTGTGTTGAATGTTTTGAAGATATGCAAAATGATATAGAGGAAGGCGAAAATCTAAAATAGAGTAGTCAATTAAAAAAAATATGAAAATATGAAAACAAGTAAAATTAAAGAAGTAGTAAACATGAACCCATGGACATCTAACACAGGTAAAAAAATTATTTACCACAGTTTAGTAATGGAAAATGGTGATAAAATTAACATTGGTAAAATGAAAGAACAGCAGGTAGGCTGGGAATTAAGTTATGAAATAACTGAACAAGGACAGCAAGAATACAACAAAGCAAAAGCAGTATCACCTAATAATTTTGGTGGTGGTTTTAAAGGTGGTGATAATAGGCAAGAATCTATTATAAGACAATCATCATTAAAATGTGCAGTTGAATACCTTAAAGGTGCTGAAGCTAGTTTAGAAGAAGTATTTGAAGCAGCTGAACAAATGATATTATGGGTAAATAAAGCAGAAGTTAATAAAGCAGTTAGTGAAGAATTAAATGGACGTGTAGAAATGGATAGACAAGACCAAATAAATGCTTCTAATGCTGAAGTACATAATACTCAAAAGCTTGTAGAAAGGTTTGAGCCAGATTATGAGTATGTAACTTCCGATAAAAATGACGATTTACCTTTTTAATTATGAAACAAACAGAAGAATTTAATGAAATATTAGACTTGACTAGCAATATTTTTAATATTGATAAAGAAGAATTAATAAGCAAAGACAGGTCTATGCACTTAGCTATACCAAGAAACGCGGCAGCTGTAATTGGTGTTAAAAAAGCAATGTTAAAAAATGAAATTGTAGCTAAAGGTTTAAACAGGCATAGAACCGTAATTTATCATTATATTAAGAATCATAAACGGTTTTTTAAATATCATAAACCATATGCTAGAGGTTATTTAAAAATAATAAAAGCGTATAAAAACATAGATATATCAAGAAAACAATTTATAGACAAAGATGAATTTAAGTTGTTTGTTGAAAAGATTAATTTTAAAAATGCAAAAAAACCAGATATTATAATTTCTGTATCTTGCGCAAAATATAATCACAATTTTTTATCTTCATGTTTTAAATTTTCAGATAATATTGAAATTATAAAAGATGCATTTAAAGAATATAAATGTGTTTATGATTATAATACTTATGAAAGATAAACCAAATTATTATGCAATAATACCTGCAAATGTTAGGTACTCTAGTTTAAAACCTAATGCTAAACTATTATATGGTGAAATTACAGCATTAAGTAATAAGCTAGGGTACTGTTTTGCAAGTAATATTTATTTTGCAGAATTATATGGTGTTAGTAAAAATACTGTATCAAGATGGTTAAGTGATTTAAAAAAATTAGGATTTATAACAATACAATTAGAACGTAATGAAAGAAAAGAAATAACAAAAAGGATTATAGGTATATACCAAAAAGATGTGAACCCTATTGACAAAAAGAGCAAAGATAATAATACAAGTATTAATACTACAAGTAATAATATATATATAAAGGAAAAATTTATTAATGAAGTTATGTCTTTTGATTATCCTAAAGAAATGTTAGAGGACTTTATTAATTACTGGACAGAAGGAAAAAAAAGAATGCGTTGGCAGAAACAAAGCACTTTTGAAATAAAACTACGTTTGTTGCGTTGGTCTAAAAATCAGAAGAAATGGCATGGTAAAAAACAATCTATGTCAAAAATAGATAGTCAATTAAGTGAATATTTAAAAGGAAAAGAATACTTATGAAAGAAATAAAAGATGAAAATATAGAAAATTTAAAAGATAAAGTTTATGAATTAATTAATTTAACATCAATAGAAATAGGACATAGAACAGATGGTAAAACAATGGCTTCACTTGCTAAAATATTTACTAATGATTTAATAAGTGAAAATAGATTTAAAAGATTAACTTTCAATCAGATACAAGATGCTTTTCGTATTGGTGTAAGATTTGGAAAAGATGAACCATTTTTAAATATTAGAACTTTTTATAAATGGGTTTATAGTCATAAAAAAACTATTGACAATGCTTATTATGAAGTACATACTTTAAATAAACCAAAAGAAAAAGTATTATATTATCAAGAACCAATAAAGCTGTTAAAATGAAAATACTAAATCTATATGCTGGCATTGGTGGTAATAGACATTTATGGGGTGAAGATTATGATATTACAGCAGTAGAAATAGATAAAGATATTGCAGATGTTTATGCTGATAAATTTAAAAATGATACTATTATAGTTGGTGATGCACATACGTATTTATTAGAACACTATAATGAATATGATTTTATTTGGTCTAGTCCACCATGTCCAACACATAGTAAATTATGTTACAGTCAAAAAACAAAACAATATATAGACATTAGTTTATACCAACAGATAGTATTGTTAATGTCTTGGTTTTCAGGCAAATGGGTAATTGAAAACGTAATACCATATTATGAATATTTAATAGAACCATCATTTATTATAGGTAGACATCCATTTTGGAGTAATTTTAAGGTAACACCATTAGAAATAAAAAACATAGATTTATCAAGAAGCAATAAAGAAGAACTATCTGAATATTTAAATATACCAATACCTAAAAAAAATGCAAGATTAGCACTAAGAAATTGTGTAGAACCTAAGACTGGTTTGCATATATTAAATTGTGCTTTAAGAATTATAGAACAAAATACTATTAATCAAAATAAATTATTTTAATATGGAAACACTAATTGCAGTACCAATACTAATTATTTTATTATTTATGCTTATTAATCAAAACCATCAAGACTATGAAAACTAAAGAAGTAGTAAAACAGTTATTAGAAAAAACACCACATCTTAGAGATTCAGACCCCAAATTAATATGTACTTATTGGTTTATGGAATTAAAAAATAAAAAAATAGATGTTAATGAAATAACTGGTTTTGAATTTATGAAAATGTTTGCTGATAGTCGATTAACAAACATTAAGACAATAGAAAGAATGCGCAGGAAGTTACAAGAAGAAATACCAGAATTACGTGGTAAAATATATAACGCACGTAAAGGAACAATACAAGATGAATGGAAAAAGGAACTTGGATATGAAGTCAATAAGTAAACTAAAAAAAGAACTAGACAAATGGTTTAGCTTATACATTAGACTAAGGAATGCAACACCACAAGGAATTGTACAATGTTTTACTTGTGGAAAAATTGACCATTATAAAAAGTTACAATGCGGCCACTTTCAAAGTCGCAAGCATCATGCAACTAGATGGAATGAACAAAATTGTGAAGTGCAATGTGTTAAGTGTAATATGTTTGAACAAGGTGAACAATGGAAATTTGGTTTAAAATTAGATTCAAAACATGGTATAGGAACATCACAAGAATTAGAACAATTAGCAAGACAAACAGTAAAAAAAACTAGAGTAGATTATGAAGAAGATATAAGATATTATAAAGCAATTGTTAAAAACTTAAAAGAAGAAAAAGGAATTGAATAGATATTTTAATAACTTTGGAAAATGAATAAACCATTATTTGCTAATAAAGAACATGAAATTATAATTACTGAATTTTTAAACATGAACAAAGATTTAGTTAAAGATGTAGCAAATGATGTAAGATTAAAAAATTACAATGAAGTATTTGATATTGTAATTGATTATCATAATAACTATGGTAAAAATAGAACAAGTGGTAATTGGCATGACTGGTTAATGATTTTGCCTATTAACATATCAGTATTAACAAATGGGTTTTTTGCAGCAATAGAAACAAAAAGAAACCAATCAATTGTTCGGTCTTATAGAATTGTGTTAAATGAATTAGTACATAAGTTAGTAGACAAAATAGAAAAGTTAAAACCAGTAAATGAATAAAATATATATTATAATTTCAGAACTTAGTGATACATTTAAAGAAATGTGTTATGGTATTACAAAAGACAAAGAAGCTATTGATGATGCTGTGCAAGAATTAAACTTATATATGTTACAGATGAACCCAGAAACATTAAAAAGTATATATAAAAAAGATGGTGAAAAAGGTTTAATAAGATATGGTGCAGTAGTTTTAAAAAGAGCATTAACAAGTCCAAGAAGTCCTTTCTATTATAAGTATAAAAAATACTATACACATATTAATAGTTTTTATAATAGTAGTGATACATTAAGAAGTATTGAAAACATACCAGAAAATATAGAAAGAAATTATACTTTAGAAAGATTAGAAAAAATAGACCAATGCCTTGAAAATTTATATTGGTACGATTCTAAGGTGTTCCAGCTTTATTATTATGAAGGCAACACATTAGACTCATTAGCTAAAAAAACTGGTATTAGTAGAAATAGTCTATTTACAACTATTGACAAAGTTAGAGAATATATAAAAGAAGAAGTTAATGAATAAGTTTTTTACCAGTCAAGAAGTATATGAAGATAGAATTGCACTATGTAAAGATTGTGTATATTATTTTAAGTTAACTGGACAATGCAAAAGGTGTTTATGTTTTATGAAAATTAAAGCACGTCTAGCACCAATGGAATGTCCACAAGGATATTGGCAAAAAACTACTACAATAGAAGCACCAGATGATTTACCACAAGAACTTATAAATGAAGTGTTAGATATTTGGAAGGATATTAAAACAGGAAGAGCAAAAAATGTAGAAGTAAAAAAAAGAATGATTGAATTATACAATACTATACACATGACTAATTATGGTAATAATACTAATTGTGGTTCATGTTTATCAGCATGTTATAATGGAATAAAGAAACTATATAAAAAATATAAATGAATTACTTAACACACTTAAAAAGAAACAAACACCACCATTCATCAAGATGGATAGTAAAATATAATGGTGATTTAGTACGTGAAGTAAAATTAATATTTAATCCTGAAGAATACAGAAAAGGATTAAAACCACGTAAATTACACACACAAAAAGGATTAATTAAAATATTAGAAAATGATAGACAAAAAAGAAATACCTGAATATTACAAAGGTAAAAATGGTTACATGGCAAAAGATGTAATTGCTAATTTTGATTTAACATATAACATAGGCACAGCAGTTACATATTTACTTAGAGCAGGTAAAAAAGAAGGTAATACAACTGAACAGGATATTAGAAAAGCAATAAACCATTTACATTTTGAATTAGATGAAATTGTAAAACCTAGTAATACTAAGACAGGCGCATTAACACCAGGCGGTAAATTGTGATT